AATGATTTAGTTGAAATCGTTCAACCGTCGATTGAGAAAATGATTTATGTTATTAGAGACAAGCAGGTCATGCTGGATAGTGATCTTGCCGTTCTTTATCAGGTTGAGACAGGGGCACTGAATAGAGCGGTAAAAAGAAATATTAGTAGATTTCCAGAAGATTTTCGTTTTCAGCTCACGAAAGAGGAATATCAAAACTTGAGATGCCAAACTGGCATTTCAAGTTTTGCGCAGGACGAAAATAATTATGGTGGTCGTAGGACACTTCCTTATGTATTTACAGAGCAGGGAATCTCTATGTTGGCGAGTGTGCTGCATAGCGAAGTAGCGATTAAGGTAAGCATTGGTATTATGCGCGCATTTGTGGAAATGAGGAGATTTATTGCAAATAATGCCCTGCTTTTTGAACGCATCAGTAATGTGGAATTAAAACAACTGGAATATCAAAAGCAAACGAATGAAAAATTGGATCAGATATTTGAATATATATCTGACCATGAGGAATCAAAGCAGAAAGTGTTTTTTGACGGCCAGATATATGATGCTTTTAGCCTGATTGTTAATCTGATTCAAAAAGCTGAAAAGGAAATCGTTTTAATTGATGGCTATGTGGATGTAGGAACGCTGAATCTTCTCGCAAAAAAGAATGAGGATGTATCTGTTGTGATGTACACATTGAAAAGAACCAAATTATCGCAAGGAGATGTTGATAATTTCAATAGCCAGTATCCTTCGCTGGAAGTGCGGTACACGAAAGTGTTTCATGATCGCTTTTTAATCCTGGATAAGAAAAATGCTTACCATATAGGAGCTTCCTTAAAAGATGCGGGGAAAAAGTGTTTTGGAATTACTCTGCTTGAGGATGAGGGTATTGTGAGAGACATTCTTCAGAGACTGGAGCTTGAAACGGAGGAGTAAAAAGCACCTATTTTTGTGGTTAAGGAATAGGACAACCGAGAACCGAAAGGGCAAAAAAGCCCAGAATATCAAGGGAAAATGGCAATCAAAGAATTTCAATACGGCCTCAAGGCTGCACGTCGCGCACCTCAGTTCAGCAAGCGCTGATCTCAATTTGTTTCAGATCCAAAGCACCGAAGCCTTATGGCTCCGGTGCTTTTTGTTTATCAGAGCATCACGGCCTGAGCGGGCCTTCCGTCTATCGTGCGTGAAAAATATTCCGTATTACTTGACGCAGGACGCAGAAAATGTCATGCTAAAATAGTCAAATAATACAAGGGACAAAAACGTCAAGGAGGCAGAAGCATATGAGCGAAAAACAGAGCTGCGCAGCAGACATAGTCTATAAGCAGATAGACGGCGGCTGGCACCAATATACGGTGTCCCTCCGGCCCGGACAGAATTACAGCTGGAAAGATATCCTCGCAGATGCCGATTCCATAGCAGCTGCAGACCTTTCACCGATAGTGAATGTTCAGCTCATGACAGCAGCGGGCAAAGCAAAGGAGCTGACGGCCGCATATAAAAACAGCGGCTCCCGTTTTTCAAAAAACGGAGGAGCTGACAGCGGGCGAGGGAAAAATGTTCAGCATTGCGGGAGTGAGCAAATCGCTGGATTGCCCGACCATAATAACGTGGTTCAACCAGCTCTGCGTCCTCGGGATCACCACGAAGGAATTATGCGGCTTCGGTCAGATCCGCAGATATGTCAAAACCGTCGCCAGGGAAAGGTTTGACGAGGCAGCAGCGCAGGCACACGGTTCCGACGACTTTGTTATTGAAACCGGCATGCTGAAGAAATATACCGGCAATGGCGGCAGTGTTATAATACCCAATGGCGTGACGAGCATCGGGGACAGGGTGTTCAGCGGCTGCAAAAATCTGAAAAGCATCACCGTACCAAAGCGGCTGGAAGCGGCGTTCAGTCATTATAAATCAATAGAGAAGATCAGCTACACCGACAGCGCGGACAACAGCCTTTGAGCAAAAGCTGTTGAAAAAAGGTTCTAAACTGAAAGTTGGGGGCGACCCGGAAAGCCGAGTACTCCCAACTTTTAGTTTTAGAACCGAAAATCGCACTCCTATATGCTCTTATCCTGTGCTTGAAAATGTGCTTGAGTTGTGCCGGGGAATTGGATATTTGATGCATCGCCGCGGAAAAAGCAAGTCCCCCCATTATGCCCCCCAAAGGGCTTTTACTGCCCGACCTTTGCCCCTCAAAAAATGCTCCGGTATCTTGAAAAGTATCTTGAGAATTTGGGTATGCTGGGCGTTTTTTTGTGAATTTCTATTGAAACTGCTGTACGGTTCCTTTTAACTCCGTCAACCTTTTGTTGCATTTTGTGTGCCTTTTTCGCCAAAAGCGGGCTGAAATTCCCTATAATTCAAGCCGAAAATATAACGCAAAAAAGCTCCTGCATCTCTCGATGCAAGAGCTTTTTGGAGCTGCTACCCAGATTCGAACTGGGGACCTCATCCTTACCAAACTTGCGTCCCGTAGTCTTTAAGTGACTGCGCTGCAATGCGTCAGACCTTGTCTATCTCAGTTGTCCCCTCAATGCTGCCCCTCAAGTGTTTGAAGCTATCATTTACGTTCTGGAGCGCATCGGCAGGGGCATTATCCAGCAGATGGGCGTAAACGTCGAGCGTGAGCTTGACGGAGCTGTGCCCGGCCAGATACTGGACGCGCTTAAGCGGTGTGCCGCTGAGGATAAGCTCGGTTATATATGTATGTCGGAGCTGATGGGGCGAAAAATGAAAATCGAACGCTGCGCAGTAGCGCCGGAACGGCACTTTATCCCCAAGCTTCAGACGGACGCAGACCTCTTTTCCGGTGCGCGCGCTGGTATACGTCACCGGGCGCACTTCCCTGCCGGTTACGGCTTCCCATGCGCGGCGGTAGGCCGATTCACTATACGGTCGCCCGCCCTCGATATGGCAGACATAGTCACCCTCGTGCGGCAGAGCGCGCAGCGCATCTCGCAGCAAATCCGGAACCGGGATATTGCGCTCGGCGGCGTCGCTTTTTAGCTGTTCGGACACAACGGGCTGATTCGACTCCCAGCGAATGGCGCGCCGAACCTCGATGTATGGCGCGGCATCGTCGAGATGCACGCAGTCCCATTGTAGGGCGAAAGCCTCCTCACGCCGCAAGCCGCAAAGCAGACAGAGCAGAATAAACGGATATATCCGCTCGTCCTTAAGCTCCTCCAGCACGGTGCGCTGCTGCGCCTGAGTGAGCGGCTTTTTCTCGACGGCTTTCCGGCCTCCGGCCTTGATATTGCGGCAGGGGGATTTTAGAATCAGGTCGCTGTCCTCCGCCGCGCTGAATACCATTTTAAGGGTAGTCACGATCTTCTGCTGTGTCGATTTGCTCAGCGACCCCGCGGCTGCCATAACGGCCTTGATATCATCCGGTTTGACCTCGGCAAGGAGCATGTGTCCGATCACCGGGCAGATGTGATTATTTATCGCGTTCTTATGGTTCGCGCGTCCCTTGGGCGACAAGTTGACCGTGTTCAGCTCATACCACCGGGCGGCGTACTGCCAGACGTGCAGCTGCCCGTCCATGCCCATCGCGTCAAGCTCGGCCTGACGCCAGTCGGCTTTTTCGCGCGCAATGGCCTTCGTTTTGCCCCAGACCTCGATATCCCACTTGCCGGTGACAGGGTTCCGCAGCCGCTTTCGATATGCGTCGCGGCTCTTACTGTAATAAAATTCGGGCGCGTCTTTGCGCGGCATGGATTCCCTCCCTATAAATTGACCTGTGCCCTAATTGGGCACAGGCTGTAATCTGTTAATATCCTGCTTTTGCGACGCCGTACTCGGCTTGTTCCTGAGAGAATCCCTCATATTTGAGCTGGTCAATCAGCCCTGACTTTGAGAACGAGGAGTGTTTCAGATACGACTCCGCGCACTTTGCTGCCTGTTCGTACCAGTCAGCGCCGCAGTTGTCGGCAGCAAACAGAGCTTCGGCATGAGTATACCCCTCATATTCGAGCTGTCCGATCAGGCCGGTGTACGAGAAAGACGAAGACCGCAGGTATGACAGCGCGGACTTGAGCGCGTTTTCCTCCCCAACGGTCTCGGCTGCTCTTAGCTTAGCCGAGGATGTCGAGTCGCCGGACGATATTTCATCGAAATAAGTCAGAACATCGTAAGAGACTGCCCCGTCGTAAAGCTCAATCAGCGTATGCAGTCCCGTGTTCCCATTGCTGTTGCGGAACGCCACGAAATCATTGTCATTGACAACAAGAATGTTAATGACAGGGTCGGTGCAGCCGTCGGCGACGAGCTTGTCCGTCAGCTCTTTACTCTTAGCGCATAAGGAGTCCTTAAGCGCCGTCCAATCATCATCTTGGTTGTTGTGCTCGACGGAGAGCTGAATCGCCTGTTGTGTTATCGTTGTGTCCGCAATGTACACCGTGAAGGAAAACCCGCGGCTATTAGAATCGGCCTGAACGACAACAGCATCAAAGTCCCCGTTAAATGCCGAAGCTATAGCAAGTTTATAATTTCTCAGATCGTCTTCAGGTGTCGGCTCGGGTGTTGCGGGCTCAGCGGTTGACATCACGGGCTGCACACTGGAGGTCGGCTTCTTTGACATGGTGCCCATCAGAACGCCAAGAACAGCAATCAGAATAAGCAGATATCTCCACTTCAACTTCATCCTCGTCGCCTCCTGATAAAATCGCCGGTGCCCTATTCGGGCACCGGCGTGAATTTATTTCCCCCGCCGCTCTTTGCGGCTGATGACAAAAAAGTACACCGTCGCGGTGACGCCGGCCGTCAGCGCAACGATCACGACCGCTCCGACTACGGACGGGGCGCCTCGCCACAGGCCGAAGTCGGGGTCTATGATATCAAATCCTAAATACGGGATAAGCGCGACGATCGCCATCGCTGCAACGAAGGTCAGGCAATAGATCAGCCTGTCCTTTGCCCGCAGCGCCCGCCGGTGCTGCTCATATGAGCGTTCCAGCAGCTCATTTTCCCGTTTGACCGCCGCATTATCGTGCTCGAGCACCTCTATGCGGTGCTCGTTCTCCGGAGTTTTATCCGGAATTTCAATGCCGAAATACTCGTCCAGCGACACATTGCAAACCCGGCAGATCGGGCCGACCGTGTACACCGACGGATCCTTTGATGCTCTCGCGAAGAATCCGTTAACCGTCGCTTCCGGTACTCCGGACAGCTCCGCGATGCGCCTGCTTGAATTGTTTCCTTTGTTTGCCCGACACAGATCTTTTAACAGCGGCTTTTCCGCCATTTCCTCGCCCCCCAAAACTCATTATATCCTGATTAAGGCATCAGATACCCGAGCTTCGCGGTCATTTGACCGCGTCTGCGCATAGACATAACCGATGATATTATGATAATATCTAAGCGCAGCAGAAAGACCACGACACCGGGTATCTGCTAAAGCTTCGGTCGAGGCGGCAACCAAGGCCGGAGCAATTCTACAATGAAAGGGGGCGCAAGGCCGGCAGCCCTGCGGTGTTCCTGTGCGCCGCAAATTTATTTTAGGAGGCAACCATGGAGGACACCAGACGAAGAGACCAGATCAACCGAATTATCAGCAAGTATCAGTTTCTGCCGCCGGAAGACCGGGAGAGGGTGCTCACTCTCCTTGCGTTTTTAATAGCAAATCAACATAGTCCTCCATGCGCTGTAAGTTCTCATCGTTGAGCAGCTCCAGCTTGCGGTTAAGCCTGTCGTCTTTGACGACGGGCTTTTCTTTTTGCCCCAAAAGTTCATCTATTGAGCAATTAAAAATGTCGGCCATTCGTTTCAAGGATTCAAAATCAGGCTCACGGCGACCGACTTCCCAGCCGCTCACAGTGGTCTGCTTTACGGACAGCACATCGGCGAGTTCTTGTTGCTTCATGCCGGCTTGCTGCCTAAATTCCTTGATACGATTCATAGTTTATCACCTGATATCACAATACGCGATATTACAGCAATTTGCAAGCATTACGACAAAAAGGCGTGAAATTAAATATTTCCTCTTGACATACGGCAAATCGCGTTGTATATTGATAGTGCAATTTGAATTAGCACGGCGCAACGCCGTGAATCATAACGGAGGCGAGGGCAGGAAATGTACATACATGAAGCGATTAAGAAAGCGCAGGAGAGAAACGCCGCCGGGCAGTCATGGGGATTGCGCCGCGCCGACTGGGGCGAAGATTACCTGAGCTTTAGCAAATGGTACCCGCCCAACGGCGAACGCAAAATATATGAGTGTCTCATTTTAAATGATTCCTGCGTGAGTGCATGGTATCCCACAACTGAGGAGCTTACAGCGGATGACTGGAGATTGGCACCTCTCGGCGGGCCGAAAATCCGGCGCTGATCAAAGAATCCCCACCACGCGGAGGACTATATCGGCAACGGAAGCAAGGAGCGCCGCGATCGCAATCGCCAGCGTGGCAGATGCCCGCTTGTCATCACGGCGGCTACTGTCCACCTGCTCCATTTCGGCGCGTCCGACATCCGCAAGCCGAAGAGCTTCGGCTGTGTGTTTATACTCGTTCGCCGCCCCAATCGGCATTATACAGCCGGAATCCCATAAATCGGCAATGAGCCGCGACCCGGCATCATGCTTTGACGCTTGCTCCGCAACGTCCTTATACGCTGCGGTCTGCCGGAAACAATCGTCCTTTATGGTGTACTGCTGAGTCTCAATGTATTTAAGCAGTTCATACGCAGATTCACTTATCATTGGCAACAACCACCTTTCACGGCGATATTACCACGCGGAATACATAAACGCAAATAAATCATAACGGAGGCGAGGACAGAAAATGTACATACATGAAGCGATAAAGAAAGCGCAGGAGGAGAACTTGTGCATCAAGCGCGAGTGCTGGGATTCGGCGCGAATCTGTTTGACGACCAGCTATTGGAAAGGCAAAGCGTATGAGCTGAGGATCGACGGCAGCCTATGGACTCCGGTTACATGGGAACTTACCGCCGACGACTGGTTGACCTGCTCGTATCCGGAGGAACCCTGCACGCTCAAGGAGCAGGAACCGGAGCCGGTTAAGAAGAAACCAGAAGCCACCCGGATCGCCGCCCTCGTGTTGTCCTGCGTCAGCATGCTCGTCTCTTTGGCTGTGCTGCTACTGACGTGACAGCAGCGCAATGATCGAGACGACCAGAGACCCTGCGGCCATGAGCATCGCGAAGAAATCGACCCACTTTTCGGCGAGGTATTTCAAGAACTCCTTGCGACGGAATTCTCTGAGGTGGAAGCCCTTGTGGGCAAGGCAGACGCCGAGGCTGTTCATGCTATCGTCGCGGGGAACGGTAACATACCCGTTATCCTCGAGATAATCAAGCATCGCAGTGAACTCGGTCTTGCCTCCGTAGTTTTTAGGAAATTCGAGAGGTTTCCAGCTCAGTTTACCTTCGGGCGTCTTTTTAAGGTCTTTCAGAAATTTACAGCTTTTTCTATCCAGCATGGCAACAACCACCTTTCACGGCGATATTACCACAAGGAGGCAGGAAATGAAAGTATTCGTCAGTATCTTCTTCGGAGCGGCGGTGATCCTCACGGCTTACTCGAACGTAGGCGCATGGCAGAGCGCGATCGTGCTCTGGAAGTACGGCAGCCGCTGGCCGGTCGCGGGCGTAGCCCTGATGACGCTGTTCACGCTGTTCGCCTGGGCGGCGGGCTGCTACCTCATCAAGCATTGCATATTTTAGTTTTCTCCTTTTCATCCTCTCTATACCTTTCCCCTTGCATCTCCCCGCGGTCTTTGCTCTTCTTTTCCCGCGGGGAGGCCTTAATGCAGCCGACGCCGGTCGCAAGCCCGGGAGCAAAATGCAGAGCGAGGCAGACAGAAAGCAGGTGACGAAATGGACGAGCTCAAGAGGCTGCGCGAGGCCGCGGGACTATCCCAAGTCCAGCTTGCGCTGAGGCTCGGGGTGTCGCAGGGCACTGTCGCGAACTGGGAGCGAGGATTCCGCGTACCGCAGACAGGCAGTCTTATTAAGATCGCGAACATCCTCGGCTGCGGCGTTGACGCGCTGCTCGGACTGAACACCCAGGGCGCGGACGCAGCCCGTGACAATACAATACCTGACAGGGAGGTGCGCGTCAATGGATAAGGACGCCCGGAACATCTACAAAAACGCGCGGCAGACTGCCGGTCTGACGCAGGAGCGCTGGGCGGAGCTGCTGGGGATATCCCCGGACAGCGTCCGACGGTACGAGGCCGGGGCGATGCTGCCCAGCGACGAGACGGTGCTGATGATGGCGGAGACGACGGGTATCCTCGTGCTGCCGCTGTGGCATCTCAGAGCCAAGAGCGCGATAGCCGAGGACATGCTCCCGGATGTGCCGGACGTGCCGCTGCCTCAGGCTGTGCTGAAGCTGCTGACATCGGTCAAGGCCGTGAGCAGCAGCGTCGACAACCTGATACAGATCGCGTCTGACGGTATGGTCGACAACCGCGAGGAGGCGCTCTTCGAGGAGATCGCGGGCGATCTCGACGACGTTATCGAGGCGGCGATCGCCGTCAAGTGCGCGGGAGGTGCGAGACATGCAGAGTGACAGATATCAGGGACGCTTCCCCGGCTACACCGGGAAGAAGCTCTTCGAGGTCGAGCACCCGGTATTCGGGCGCTGCACCGTGGCCGCCCCCGACGAGAACGCGGCATTGCTGCCCGCGGCGACCTTCTGGCACACGTTCTGGGGAACGGCGGAGTTCTACGCATACGCGAAGGTAACACGCGCCGGGCTGCTGGAGAGGAGCTCCAATGGCTGAGCTTACGGTGATGGTGCGCGCCGCGCTATGCTTCGGCGTGGTCGGGACTGTACTTAGCGCGCTTGCGCTGGCGCTGTATTGGAGGAGGCACTGATGGACGATAAGCTTATATCGAAGCCGGACGCCGCCGATATGCTCGGGGTCTCCGTCTCGACCGTCGAGCGGCTGATCGCCGACGGCGACCTGCCCATGTACAAGATACGCGGGCAGTGCAGGCTGATGACGTCCGACGTAAGGACGTACATAGCGGGCTGCCGCAGAGTTGCGGCTAAGGCAGCCCCCGTCCCCGCGCGCAGGCAGCCCGCCCGACGAGGCTCGAAGCTCGTCGGCTGCGGGTACTACCCGGGGATGAAAGTGGTATAACCGGGCGCACTGCGCCTGAAATTTAGACAAGGAGGCTAATTATGATCAAGTGCGACACTATGAAGATCAACCCGCGCGGCCATGTGGTAGCTGAGGGCGGCCCTTTACAGATTCTTTCAGAGGCAAAGCTCTTATTTTGTGAGCTTATTAATCGCGAGAAGCTTTCGCCCATAGCGGCGCGCTTCGCAGTAGAAGCGGCTATAGAGGTATGCAAGCTCGGCAACAGAGAGCTCAGCTTTTCAGAATACTCCGCCGCTTGTGATATCGCCGAGAAAAGAGTCGGATTCGACTGGAGCAAGTTCGTCGAAGAATGCACCGGCACAGATTTCCCCGGACGCACCGCTGGTAAGGACGACGGCGCGCCGACGGGCGACCGCTCGGTCGAGGTCTACGTTATCAAGCTCTGAGCGCTTTGGCCACAGGTGCCGAGCCGGGTTCGGCACCTGCCACGAGAGCACTCGCGTCTCGAAAAATTAAAGGAGGTCTACCAATGTTCGAGAACAAGTATGTAATCGTCCGCGGCGATCGCTCCGGCGTATTTGCCGGGCATCTCAAGAGCAAGGAGGGCAGAGAGGTCACGCTGACCGACTGCCGCCGTCTCTGGTATTGGGACGGTGCAGCCAGCATATCCGAGCTTGCCAACATAGGCACCAAGAAGCCCCAGTCCTGTAAGTTCCCCGCACCGGTCGCCGAGATCTGCATAACGGACGCGATCGAGATCATTCCCTGCACCGAGGCCGCAGAGGCAAGCATCAAGGCGGTTCGCGTATGGACAGCTTAACGGTTCAGGAGTTCCTGAAGGTCGAATTTAACGGCGGCGGCTTCGGCTCCGGTTACGGCGACGGCTCCGGTTACGGCGGCGCCCCCGGCGACGGCGACGGCTCCGGCGACGGCGACGGCTCCGGTTACGGCGACGGCTCCGGTTACGGCGACGGCTCCGGTTACGGCGACGGCGACGGCTCCGGCGACGGCGACGGCTCCGGTTACGGCGGCGGCCACGGCGACGGCGACACCTCCGGCTTAAAGAGTCTCTGTGGAGAACCTGTCTATATGATCGACGGTGTGCCGACGATCATCACCGGGCTCCGCGGCTCTGTTGCGATGGGGTTTATCGTGATGACCGATCTGTCGAAGCGCAAGACATTCGTCGTCAAGGGCGGCGGAAAGTTCGCGCACGGTGAGGATCTCCACGCAGCTCAGGCAGCACTGGAGGAGAAGCTTTTTGACGATATGCCCGTCGAGGAAAAGCTTGAGGCGTTCCGAGAGCAGTTCACACCGGGCGAGGCTTACACCGTCGCGGACTTCTATGACTGGCACCATCGCCTCACGGGCAGCTGCACACAGGGGCGCGATGCCTTCGCGCAGGATCATGAGCTCAGCATGAACGACGCTATGACCCCGGAGGAGTTCATCGACCTGACTAAGGACGCATTTGGCGGCCGGATCATCCGCCAGCTTGCGGAGCACTACGGTATTGATCTGTGAGCGCTTTGGAACCTGCGGCATCGGGAACGGTGCCGCATATCGAGAGCACTCGAAAAAGAGGAGGAGAGACTATGGCTACAGGCGCATTATGCCGAAAGCCCGGATACTGGGCAGTTCTGCCCGCAAGGGTACGGTATGACGAAGAGCTGCGCCCCAATGCGAAGCTCATCTATGCAGAGATCACGGCGCTTGCGGACAGTACCGGTTTTTGCTGGGCGACAAACAAGTACCTGAGCGAGCTTTTCGGGCTGTCCAAGAAGACCGTCAGTGATCTGATCGGGACGCTTGAGAAAAAAGGCTACATACAGATCGAGGTCGTCCGCGACGAAAAAGGCGCGGTTTCAGACCGAAAAATCTACGTCGACCGCGTGAGTGTCGTAGTGCCTGACCCTATCCCTAAAAATGGGGATAGGTATCCCCAAAATAACGGATACCCTATCCCCAAAAATGGGGAAGAGAATAATATATATATTAACAATAACCCCCCTATATCCCCCCAGGGGGATGATGTGTGTGTTTCTGAGCCGAAGCACAAGCCGGAGCGCTTCTCCAAGCTCTGGAGCTTCTACCCGCACTCCAAGCGAGGCAGCAAGCAGCGGGCTATGAGGGCCTGGGATAAGCTCAAGCCTTCGGACGAGCTGATCGACACCATTGCTAAGGCGCTTATGAGGCAGCTCCGGACGGACGAATGGAGCCGCGGCATAGGGGTGCCGCACCTCAGCTCCTACCTCAACGGGCGGCTCTGGCTCGACGCCGAGGAGATCGACGAGGCCCCGGCCACAGTGACCGGGATAAGCGACGACGGAGGGGAGCGCGAAGAATGGACCTGACCGGCTACTCGGCCTATTACGACGCGCAGACGGCAGTCCTCGGTTCGCTGCTGATAGAGCCGGAGAAGCTCGCGGGACAGATCATGCACGTGGTCAGGCCGGAGGACTTCTCCGACCCCGTCAAGCGAAACCTCTTCACCGCGGCGCGGGAGATATTCCTCAAGCAAGAGACTCTCGACGCCGTGACGCTCGTGGAGCATGTCGGCGCTGCGTATTCGCAGCAGGTGCGCGAGATACTCCAGCTGACGCCGACGGCGAATAACTGGCGCGAGTATGTGAAGCTCCTCAAGGACGGCGCGATGCTGACACGCATCCGCGATCTGGGGCAGGCGCTCACAGAGGCGGCCAGCGCGGAGGACGGGCGGAGGCTCCTTGTCGAGGCACAGGGGATGCTGAGTGTGCGGCCCGGGCGGCGAGTCCGGAACTACACGGAGATCCTCGCGGACTTCTTCGACCGCATGAACGACCCTACGCCGCCGGACTTCCTCAAATTCGGGATCGAGGCGCTGGACAAGAAAGTCAGGATCAGCCGCGGCAGCTTCGTCGTCATAGGCGCGGACAGCTCCGTCGGCAAGACGGCATTCTCCCTGCAGCTCGCGTATAACATCGCAGCCGGCGGGAGCCGGGTCTGCTTCTTCAGCTACGAGACGAGCCTTGAGGCGTCGGCCGACCGCACGATCGCAAACACTGCAGATGCGCGGCTGTCGGACATCAAGGCGAAGAACATATCCGAGCACGTCGCCCGCCGGGCGATGGCCGAGGCGGAGCGTTCAGAACGCATCCCGCTGTACATACAGGAGTCCGCCGGGATGACGGTGGACGACCTCCGGGCAGAGACGCTCTGCGGGCAGTACGACGTGATCTTCATCGATTACGTTCAGCTCGTCCCCGGACGGAGCCGGGACAGCCGGTTTGAGACCGTGACGGCGACGTCAATGGCGCTGCACTCGATGGCGCAGGAGCTCGGTGTGACGGTGGTCGCACTGTCGCAGGTGACGCCGCCGGAGCCCGGAAAGGACGGCAAACGTCGTCCGCTGCGCAAGGAAGATCTCCGAGAGAGCCGGCAGCTCCTCCAGGACGCCGAGGCGATCCTGATGATGGACCTCGCCGACCCAAAGGATTACAGGAGCCAGCGCGTTCTGATCGTCGACAAGAACAAGGACGGCGCGCTCGGCAGCGTCCGGCTCGACTTCGACCCGGAGCACATGAGATTCACGACCGCACAGCGCAACGGCAAGACCCCGCCGCCGGATCAGGTGACATTCAAAGAGCTGCCGGACAACGGCGACGAGCTCCCGTTTTAGGAGGTGAGGCACGACGAAGATCGGAGACAAGATTCGATTCATCCCCTCAGCATGGACACAGTTCAGCGACACGAATTCCCTCAGCTCCTACGGCGTCAAGGGTGACGTCGAGGGCGAGATAGTCGAGATCAACTATGCGCACCGGTGGTACAGAGCACGGTACCAGGCGGGCGGCGCGACACTTTACGAGTCATTCAAATTTTAAGCAAAACCAGAGTCTGGAGGACCACAACGATGAGAACAACCGCGATAATCAACCTCAAGGGCGGCGTTGCCAAGACGACGACAGCCCTGAACATGGCCGCGATACTGGCCAAGGACTACAAGCAGCGCGTCCTGTTAGTGGACGCGGACAGCCAATGCAACTGCACCGAGTTTTTCCAGCGTGACGCGGTGCATCCCGGCACCCTCGCCGACATGCTGCGCGGCCTCGCGCCGTGCATCGAGCACAGCCGGTTCGACGGCGTCGACCTCCTGCCGGGAGACGACAGCCTGATGGACCTCGATCTGACGAAGATCGAGACCGGCAGCGCCTCCGCCGTGTGCCTGCGTGAGCTGGCCGCGGAGCTGGACGACAGGTACGACAGAATGATCATCGACTGCCCGCCGGCGTTCAATGCGGCTTCTGCCGCGGCGCTGGTGGCGGCGGACGAGGTCATCATCCCGATTAAGCTCGATGCGTTTAGCCTGCGCGGGATGGCGAACATCATGCAGCAGGTCAGCAACATGCGCAAGATCAACGACAGCCTCACCGTCGCCGGCATCCTGCCGACGATGTGGTATAAGTCGGATAACATCATCGAGGCCGAGAAGATGCTGCGCGAGTTCGGGCTCCCGGTGCTGCCGCATGTGCGGCGCACGAACAAGGTCGACGACATGACCTTTGCGCAGGAGCCGCTTGTTATCAGCTCGCCGAAGAGTGCGGCGGGCGTCGATTACCGCCGCGTCGTTGCGGCGCTGATGTGAGGAGGTGCAGTCATGGGATTCGATTTAGCGTCGGTGCTTAAGAATGTGCCCGAATCGGGCACAAGTGACGGCCGTGAGCGCATCGAGTACATAGGGCTCGACAAGCTGCACGACGACCCGAACAACTTCTACTCCCTCGACGGCATCGAGGAGCTTGCCGAAAACATCGAGTTCGCAGGACTCCAGCAGCCCGTCCGCGTCCGCCGCGATGCGGAGCACAGCGGTGAGTACATCATCGTCAGCGGCCACCGCCGCACGGCGGCGATGCGCAAGATCGTCGAGGACGGCAACAAGACCTTTGAGACGGTGCCCTGCATCGTCGAGGCTGACGGCGGCAGCGAGGCGCTGCGCGAGCTGCGCCTGATCTACGCCAACTCCGACACCCGTCGGATGTCCTCCGCGGATATCTCTAAGCAGGCCGAGCGTGTCGAGGCGCTGCTCTACCAGCTCAAGGAGGAGGGCGTCGAGTTCCCCGGCAGGATGCGCGATCACGTCGCCGAGGCCTGCAAGGTGAGTAAGTCGAAGCTGTCCCGCCTGAAGGTGATCCGCGACAAGCTCGCGCCGGATATCTACGCCGGGTACTACGAAAGGGGCAAGCTGCCGGAGGACACGGCCTATGAGCTTGCCAAGCTTCCGGCCGACACCCAGCGTGTCATTGTTGACCGCGCGACGCGGAAAGACAGAGACGACATCAGGTACCTTTATTCGAGCAGGGTTAAAGATCAGGGCGCGGATATCCAGCGTTTCAGCAAAATGGCCTGCCGCTGCGAGCAGGGCGGAACCTGCGTCAATGTTCCGAATATGGTGGATAAACTCTACTCCAACGGATGGCGAGGCTATACGCACTGCGGCTCCGGCTGCTGCTACGACTGCGACGAGCTTACAACCTGCTCAAAGTGCTGCTCCCGCATGGCGGGAGTCAAGGCGCAGAAAAAGGCCGAAAAGAAAGAGGCTAAGGCCGCGGAAGCTGCGGTGCAGGCCGAACGCGACAGGCCGGCAGTCGACGCGCTGCGGCTCCTCTGGAACCGGATGGGCGAGGCCTGCAAGCGGTCGGGCGTCGATTACAACGAGGTCTGCGACAAGGCCGGCATATACGCCACCCTGCCTCCCAAGGACGCGACCGTGCTGCTTGACGGCGCTGGCAAGCTTGAGGTCAGCAGCCGCCCACCGTTCGGCTACGTCGTGAGCCTCCGTGATATCAAAGTTCTCGTCAAGCTGGCCGAGCTGCTCGGCTGCTCGCTGGATTACCTCTTCGGCCGCGATGTGCCCGAATCGGGCACCGGCACGGCGGAGCCGAGGTGGCAGACCGGGGAGCCGCCGGAGAACGGAAACTACTTAGTCAGATACCGCGCAGCGGACGACAATGGAACAGCTCCAGATTTTACAGGCATTTGTATATACTACGACGGAGCTTGGGCGCTGCCCACCGACGCTGTAGTCACTGCATGGTACCGTGTGCCGCGGAAACAGTGAAAGGAGGAACGGATGAAAGCGGCTTTAATCAGCATACGCCCGGAGTGGTGTGCAAAGATCACGAGCGGAGATAAGTCAATCGAGGTGCGGAAAACGCGCCCGAAGCTGGAAACGCCGTTTAAGTGCTACATCTACTGCACACTACCCAGGTACCCGCATGAGGACTTCATTGAAACGGATTATCCGAAGCCACAGTTTTACGGCGGCGGAAAGGTCATCGGGGAGTTTGTATGCGACTGGATTTACCAATACTCATCGGCAGACAATTTATATGGTGTGGACATTTCTCACGAAGACATGGCGCGTCAGTCTTGCTTAACAAGGAAGCAGATTGAAGCTTATGAACTGAAAAATGCTCCGGAAGAAGGATATTCCTATATCGGCGTATTCGGCTGGCATATCTCCAACCTGAAAATCTACGATAAACCGCGAGAGCTGCGCGAATTTACCGGCTTGCGACAGACAAAATTCGGAGCAGAACCGGTGCCGATCAAGCGCGCCCCGCAAAACTGGTGCTATGTGGAGGAGACAGGCAATGACTGAGTATGTGAAGAGGATTGACATGATTAAGAGATACTCGATATCTATAGCGGACGGCGGTTCCGTCGTTCTGGACGCTGTGGATATAGTCTTGAGAACCAGCGACGAGCCTGCCTACTGCTTGGACGGGCTGTGTGAGATCGTGAAGGTGTGGCCGCCCGATGAGCTGTGATAACTGCCTATGCCGCACCTGTATCTTCTCCTGCGAACTGTCCTACTCCCGCGATCCTGACGAGCTCGACGCAATAGATGATATCTGCTTTACGTGCGACGAGTGCCGTTGGTGGCACGGTGCCGCCCCCCGGTATCGCATCCAGACCCGCCGCGAGTGCGAACGGTACCGGGAAGCGCGGCAGGCAGTCGAGCGTCGGGCAGAGGCCGCACGGAAGAAATTCACGATAATAAACGGAGGGAAAATCAATGGATGAATACATTGCGCGGGGCAAATTTCTTGAAGCTGTCGGAGAACGAAACCGGAATTCCTGTGCCGGGCACTTGACTTACCAGCAGCTGAAAAGCATGATTGAAGGGTTTCCCGCTGCCCAAGTCGCAGGAGCACCACAGTGGATAAGCGTAGAGGAGAAGCTACCGAATACTGAGACCGAAGTTCTCATTGTGTGCAACAGGAACGGATTTCGGTTTGTATGTCCCGCAATTTACGAGGACGGAACAGTATTAACGCAAGATAGCATCTGGAACTGGTACGAGTTGGACAATTATGGGACATACAGCGAAGAAAATGACGATTATTTCATTCCGGAAGGCTGGTGGGAGAACCGACAGTTTACACCAGATGATGTTTATAACAGCCCGGTAGACTGCCCTGTCACCCATTGGATTCCTTTACCCTTACCGCCGGACAGAACAAGTGAGAACTGCCCATGAGTAAAAGCGGATTACTCGCCCGGCAGAAGGCCGAGCGCGAACTGTGGACGATCAAAGTGATCGCCTACACCGAGCAGCAGACGCTTGATGCGGTGTGCCTCGCACTTGCTGAGGGCTTCGGGTTCGGTGAGGAGCGGCTGAAGCGCTTCCACGATGCTTTCAACGCCAAGTACGCGGAGATTCGCGAGCTGGAAAAGGGCGACACCAAGGATAACGAGTATGCCATTGCCAAGCAGGAGGCCGCGCTCAAGGCGGCCTGCGGTAAGTATTATTCGCCCCGCGAGGTGCGGTATGATATCAAGATCGTCACGCGAGACGGTAAGCAGCACAAACTGTGATAAGGAGGACGTTAACAATGCTTTGTCCATTTAAGCGCGTAACCACCCGCCGCGACTTCGGCCAGACTAATGGTCAGGCCTTTGGCCTTTGCAGTGCAGACAACTGCATGGCCTACTATGTTAAAAACGAGTACGACACCAAGCCGCCGTTTTCGGTAATTGGCAGCCGTCCCGCTTGCCGGCTCATAGAGCATCCGTATGCCACACCGATAGCGTACTGCTCCACGTTCGCCCCGGACGACGAAGGGACGAAAAAATGACGCGAAAGAGATTCATCAAATTGCTGATGGCAAGGAGTGTCCCTCGAAATGCGGCTATCCGCACTGCGTCTGCTGTGGTCAAAATGCGGAGGTCTTACGAGTCTGCATGGGCTGTGCAGCTGTTCGCTGATGAGGTATTTCAAGTTCTCTGCTCGACCTTTGATCAAGCAGTCGAGGCTTTTGGCGTGATCTGCGCCGCAGCTCTGCTCAACAAACGGCGCGTCGCAAAAGCACTTGAGTGGCATCGTGACAAATCTTAATTAAACATTGCGGTCTATGGCCATGGGGCAAAGGACGTCAGGAGTATACACATGGCTTACCGCAAAAAGATCATATCGGCCGGGCCGCTGGTTAAGGAGATCATATATCCGTATCGCTCAGGCGGCAGCAGCTCAAACGGCCGGCGGCGCACCGGGACAAGCTCGGAAGCGCAGCGCCGGATGAACTCTATCTATTCGTGGCAGAAACTTGAGCTGCTGCTCGCGGCGAACCTCGTCAAGGGCGACGTCGTCGGGTGCCTGACCTTCGACGATTATCACCTCCCGGAGACCCGCGAGCAGGTCCGGAATAAATTCAAGTGGTTCCTCGACAAGCTCCGGGCAGCGCGCGAGGAACGAGGGCAGAACCTCGTCATGTTCTGGTCGATCGAGCACCTCCACGGCGAGGGGCGCTGGCATATACATATCGCGTGCAACGCTACCGGCAACGACTATGAAGAAATGCTCCGGCTATGGGGGCAGGGCGAATGCGAGTTCAACGCGCTGCGCGTGGATAAGAAGAAGAACTATGAGACCTTAGCCCGGTACATGGCCAAGGAGGAACGGGACAAGGTAGGGCAGCGCTCTTGGAGCTACACCCGCAACGCCAAGAAGCCGGAAGTTGAGAGCTTCTCCGTGCGGGAGTTCGCGCCGCTGCGCGTGCCGAAGGACACGACAGTGTTCGAGGACGTCCGCAGCCGCGGCGAATGGCAGTATATCAAATATGCTTATAACAACGCGCTTAAGGTTCGGCGGCACCGCAAACGCCGGTCGTAGATTGTGCCCGAATCGGGCACCGGAAAATCTTTTTTATAAATTTTTTCTGGCTTGAAAACTATGTTATTAAAAGGGAAGGAGTGCTGAAAAGTATTGCAATCTCAAGGTTTTTCTGGTAAACTAACAGTGAAAGACGGGTTCCTCCAGTGCCCGACTTGTCGCGGCAATAAAAAGCTGCTCAAGATCGAGCCGGACACGACGGCGACTAATCTGGTCGTCTTCTGCCGTTTTTGCAAAACCGAACATCGGATCGACATCAGTCGGGGCCAGTGCTTTGAGAGCCGGGGCCAGTGATAGACACACGTGTGTGTTTGTCGCTGGCCCCGGCTCTTTTGTTTACTCGGCGACGGAGGTGATAGCCCGTGGCGAGTAAACCGCTGAGGCCGTGTAATCATCCGGGATGCGGTGTGCTGACGCGCGAGGGCTGGTGCGACAAGCACAAGCCCCGGCAGCAGCGCAAGGCGAGCGCAGCCTATCACGGCTGGTACATGCTGCCGATCTGGACAGACAGGCTCCGCCCTGCGCAGCTCCTGCGCGAGCCGTTCTGCCGTGAGTGCGCTCGGCTATATCCGCCAGGCGATCCGCGGCACCGCACACCGGCGACGGTCGTTGACCACATCGTCCCGCACTGCGGCGACTGGGATATGTTTACTGACGAGGGCAACTTGCAAAGTCTTTGCAAGCGGCATCACGACAGAAAAACCGCGCAGGAACAGCGCGAAAAGCGACGCATTTGAGGCAAAGTCGGACGCTAAGCCTACGTCCGCGCCCAGGCGTCGCAGCCGTGCGGACGCGAGCGCATCGCCCGCGCGATTCAAACACGCCCCCACCCCGAGAAAGTTTTCGAGGGTGGCGCTCCTGACCGCCGGCCCCCTCGGGTGTGCGAAAAAGTCCCCGAACAAAATTTGAGGAGGTGAGCCTCGTGCCGCCAAAAGCAAAGCGAATTGAAAACATGGCGAAAAACATGACGCTTGCCGAGGAGCAGGCGCGCATCGTGGCCGAGGCCGCGACCATTCCCCAGCGCGAGACGCTGAACATCGAGCCACCCCCATACGTTGCGAAGGGCGACCGTGTCGCACTGCGTTACTGGACGCAGGTTCTCGACCGGCTTTCCTCCGCAAACGTGGATCTCCTGGATGATCTTGACAGCGAGGTACTCGGGCTCTATTGCTCCATGCTTTCCCGCCGAGACCTTACCTGCAAGATGCGCAAGAAGCTTGAACGTCAGGCGAGGTCGAAGGACGTTGATGTCGAAACCCTGCTCGGACTGACCGAGCGGATACAAGCGCTTGACAGCCAGCTCCGCAGTCAGGAACGGCTGATACTCCAGTATGCCGACCGGCTTGGACTGACCCCCGCGAGCCGCGCTGGGCTTGCCAAGAAGAAGGCCGCCGAGGCGGCTGACGATCCCGACGCGGATCTCTTCGGTTAATGCCGGCACGGAAGCAGAGCGGGCTGCACCATCCCGCAGCGGTCTACGCGAAGCAGGTGATACAAGGTAAACTCCGCGCCATGTGCTGCCCGGCAGAAATACAGGCATGTGAGCGCTTCCTCCGTGACCTCAAGCGGCAGGACACCCCCGATTTCCCCTACATCTTCGACACGACCCGCGCCGACCGGATCATCCGCTGGTTCGGTCAATGCCGGCAAGTACGCGGCGTTGAAAGCGGGCAGCCGATAGAGCTTCAGCCATGGCAGGTGTTTGACCTCAGCAACATATACGGCTGGGTCAGCGTTGACGACGGCGCGCGCCGGTTTTCCCGAACCTATAACAAGCGCGCCCGCGGCAACTTCAAGAGCACTGAAAAGTCCGGACAATGCCTGTACCACATGTGCGCTGACGCCATGTATCCGCCATATCACCCGGAGCTTGCCCGCTTTGAAATGATGCCCGAGGTGGAGTGCGCGGCGGTCGACCGTACCCAGGCCAAGCGCGTCTTCGACGACGCGAAGGCAATAGCCAGGGCGTCCCCCTCCATCGCCAAGCGGCTGAACATTCCGAAGGCGAACCCCGTGACGCACAAGACACGCGGCGGCAGGATGCGCGCGCTGTCCAAGGACACCAAGAATAAGGACTCCGGCGCGCCGACGTACTTCGTCGTCGATGAATACCACGCGCACCCCACGTCTGACATCTACGACGTCGGCCTCAACTCGTTCGGCAAACGCCCTCAGGCGCTGCTGGACGTCATAACCACGGCTGGCGACGACGCCCAGAGTAAGCCGTGCTACCGCGAGGAAGAATACGCACGACTCGTGGTAAGCGGCGAGGTCGTCGATGAGACGTACTTCGTCATGATCCGCGAGCTGCCGGAGGGCGCAGACCCCCACGACAAAAGTCTCTGGGGCATGGCTAACCCCTGTCTGCGCTACCCCAATGAATATAGCAAATACCTCCTGAAGGAGATTGAAAGCGAATATAACGCGGCGTATGGATCGAAAGACCCGGACAAAATACGGCAGTTTCTGACGCGCCGTATGTGCCGCTGGCAGACCGGCAGCGTTAACCGCTATCTGAACGAAGAGCAGATGCAGCTCGCCCGTGCGGCGCAGGTCTCCGCCGAGGAGTTCGCGGCACTGACGGACGGACGCGAGGGCTACGGCGGGTTTGACCTTGGCAAGCGCATCGACCTCACCGGAGCTGCTGCGGTGTTTCTCCTGGACGATAGCCGCATCGCCATTAAAGGCGAAGGCTTCATGCCCGAGAATCAGGCAGCTCGCCACATGAGAAGCGACCGCGTGCCTTATGAGGCCTGGGCAAAGGCCGGACACTGCACCCTCACTCCCGGCGACGTAACAGACAACAGCTATGTTGAAAACTGGTTCAGCGAGAACGAACGCGAGCACGGCTGGAAAATACAGCACATCGGTTATGACGGCCACAATGCGACCGACCTCGCGATCAAGATGTGCACGGACCGAAACAACGAGGATTTCACTGTCGAAATCAGGCAGACCTGCTCCGGTCAAAACCTCGCGGTAAAAGAATTTCGGACGATGCTGCTGCAAGGCCGAATCGTGATCGAGGAAAACCCGCTGTTTATGTGGTGTTTGGCAAACGCGAACGAAATACGCGATAACTACGGCGATATCAAACTGTCGAAGCGCCATAAAGACGACACCGAGCGCATTGACCCTGTGGCGGCAACAATGAACGCACTGGGGCTTGCACTGATTCGGCGTGACAGCCCGACTCTCGCCGACCGAATAGATGAAAACTGGACAATGTAAGATGTGCCCGAATCGGGCACAGGAGGCAAACATGATAACCATACTTGTGATCCTCGGCGCCGCGGCAATAACTGCCGGGGTCGCGCTGCTGAGTATACCGGCAGCGTTTATCGTTGGCGGGCTTCTTCTCTTAGGCGCGGCCGCGCTGATATCAAAGGGAGGTGATGGCAACACATGAGCAATCCCCTTGAGCGCGGAATACGCGCAGTGCTGGGCGGCGCACCGCCCCACATCCGCAATGACACTACCGTGGCCACACTTGCGGCTGCGGGCTATCCCATCGGCGATAGCGTGACGTCGTCCGCTGCGTCTAACGCGATGAAGCTCTCCGCCGTCAACCGCTGCATTGAGGTGCTGTCGGACAGCATCGGCAAACTGCCGATATACGTGATGGACCGTGAAACTCGTGAGCGCGTTGACCACCCGCTTAACGACCTGTTGACGATCCGGCCGAACGAAGCTCAGACCCCGACCGCCATGAAAAAAATGGTGGAGGTCAATGTGGACTGCGGCGGCAACGGCTACATCTGGATAGACCGAAACGGCAGCACTCTTCGCCCGCGAGAGCTTCTCCCCGTGCCGCATGAGCTCGTCACCCCCTGGCTGGATACGGAAGGAAACGTCTGGTACACAGTGATCCATCCGTTTACCGGCGAGCCGATGACCGTCCACCGGATGGACATGATCCACATCATGGGATACTCCCGCAACGGATGGCAGGGTATCAGCACCCTCCAGCGGGCGAGCGAGACCATAGGCGCGGCGCGGGCAGCCCAGCAGTATAACCTCAATTACTACGTCAACGGCGGTCAGCCGGCCGGCGTGCTGCAAACCTCTACCGACTTAAGCGGCGAGATCACCACGACGATCAACGGCGAGACCGTGAAGCTTTCAAAAAAAGAGCTTCTCCGCCGTGAATGGGAGAGGCGCCATTCCGGCCCGTCCAACGCCGCGCGGATCGCAATTCTGGACTACGGGCTTGAATATAAGCCCATAGCCATCAGCAACCGTGACGCGCAGTTCGTCGAACAAACCGAGCTGAGTGTACAGGACATCGCGAGGTTCTTCGGAGTGCCCCTCTACAAGCTCCAGGCCGGTAAGCAGAGTTACAGCTCCAACGAGCAGAACGCCATTGAATACGTCGTCGGCACGCTGCATCCGAAGGTCACCGCCTATGAGGAGGAGCTCGTATATAAGCTCCTGCCGCCGAGCGAGGCCAGGCGTTACCGTGTACGCATGAACATGATGGCGGAGCTGCGCGGCGACTATGACAGCCGCGGTACGTGGTACCGTGTGATGCGCGAGATCGGCGCATACAGCGTCAACGACATCCGCGCGCTGGAGGATCTCTCTGACGTAGAGGGCGGCGACGATCGTTATGCATCGCTTAACTATGTACCGCTTGCCGCATGGGAGCGGCTGAGCGAAAACCGAAACCAAGGAGGCGATAACAATAATACTGACACTCAACGGGACAGTGGTCGCGGACGATGATCTGTGGGTCTATGACTGGTTCGGTATCAGTGCATTTTCCCCGCATGTCGTGCGCGAGGCCATACGGGATAACGTCGACGATGAACTCGTCGTTGAGGTCAACAGCGGCGGCGGCAGCGTGTTCGCGGGCTTTGAAATCTTCAGCCTGCTGCGCGGTGCGGAGTGCCGCACCGTGGCCGTCGTGCAGTCGCTCGCGGCGAGCGCGGCAAGCACGATAATTTCCGGGTGCGACACGGTGCAGGTTTCCCCTGTGGCTCAGATCATGCTGCACCTGCCCGCCATCGTGACCGAAGGCAACCGCGAGGACCACCGCGACAGCATTAAGCTGCTGGACAGTATCACGGAGTCCATCCTCAACGGCTATGAGAGCAAATGCCGCGGGAAAGCGACGCGTGACAAGCTCGCGCAGCTGATGCGCGCAGAGACCTGGATCCCGGCGCAGGACGCCGTCGAAATGGGGCTTGCAGACGAAATCCTGTACCAGGACGACACGACCGGCATAATCCCCGGCAACATCGTTAACGCCGTTGGAAGCAGCATCCGCGGACTTATCAACGGAGCAACGCAGCCCAGCGCAGCAGAGCTGCGCGCCCGGTATGCCGACCTCGTTGCAAAAGGAGCGACCCCGGCAGCCGGCCACCCCGCACCCGCCCCGATCCAATCCATGCCATGGCAGGCAAGAGCCCGCCTTGAAATTGAAAAGAACAGATATTAAGGAGTGTGAACAATGAATCTTAAGCAGAAACTTATTGATCTCGCGGCAACCAGGACCGCCGCCCTCGACCGTGCGTCTGCTGCCTATCAGGCAAACGACGAGGCAGCCTATTCCTCCGCAATGGATGAAGTCACGAACATCAACACTGAGGTTGAGCGCGTCCAGAACCTCCTCCGTGAGCAGGAGCGCCGTGTTATTGAGAACGCGCCGACCGGCGCAGAAGCACGCGACATCGCCGAGGAGCGCGCCAACGCGCTGCGCAATCATGAGACCGTGCATTTCTCGACCGTGGAAGTGCTCCGCGGGCTTCGCGATGCGACCACCCTCGCCACCGGCACGATCGTCGAGCCGTCCGGTGCGGGCTCCGAAATCCGCGACCTCATCGGCAACAACCCCAGCTCTATTGTCAATCAGGTCTATGTACAGAATCTGGCCGGCACTGGCGGCTTCAGCGAGCCTTATGTCATCAGTGAGCTCGACGCAAAAACCGGCAAGGTCACGACCAATGCCGGCAAGGCGCGCACGGCCTCCACGGACCCGACCTTCGGCGTTGCGAAGATCAATCCGTATGAAATGAACGTGACGACCTACGTTGACCGCAACATAAGCCGTCTCAGCCCGGCGAACTACTACGCCAAGATCTACAGCATGGCAATGAACGCGATGTACCGCAAGCTTGCCGAGCTCATCGTCAACGGCGACGGTCAGTCGACGCCGGACATGTTCGGCATTAAGACCGCGAAGAACGCGGCCGGTGAGGCGATCTATGCGACCGAGAACGTCAGCGCCATCGACGAGAATCTGCTCGATACGCTGTACTATGCATACGGCAGCGACAGTGAGATTGGCTCGGGCGCTTGCCTGTATCTCGCCAAGGCCGACCTGAAGGCCATAGGCAAGATACGCAACAGCAACAAGGAGCGCGTGTTCAGGGTCATTCCGGATGCAGCCAATCCCAACATCGGGCGCATCGAAGACGGCGGAACCAGCGTCCCCTACTGCATCGTATCCGCCCTGACTCCCCTCTCCGGTTCGACCGCATCTGCCTCCGCCGCTATTCAGACCATGCTCTACGGCGACCCCATGAACTACGAGCTTGGCCTTTTCGGCGACTACTCCATACGCGTCGACGAGAGCATTAAGGGCGTTGAGCGTATGCTGACGATCCTCGGTGATGCGATGGTCGGCGGCAATATCATCCGTCACAAGGGCTTCGTTGTTGCGACTCTGCCCAAGGGCGGCGGTTGATAATGGCGACCATCTGTCCGGAAAGCCTCGCTGCCTGCAAGGCGTATATGCGCGTTGACGGCAGCGAGGAGGACACTCTTATTTCCTCGCTTCTCGCGAGCGCGTTTGAGTATCTGACAAGCGCCGGCATTTTTCGCACAGCGGACAACTCCGCGCGGTATGACATCGCAGCATACAGCCTGACGCTGTACTACTACGACCACCGCGACGCTGTCAGCACCGAAGCTGAAATGCCGCGCGGCCTGCGCCCAGTTATAAACCAGCTCAAACTTGACGCTGCGGCGCAGGCCGTGGCGGACAGCTATGAGGAGGGCTCAGATGGAAGAGCTTAATGTCGATGCAGGCGCGCTCGACAAGCGCATTGAGATCGTCGAGCGCGTCAAGACCTACGACACGGCGCGATATGAAACCATCAAAGATAAGCTTATCCGCCGGTGCTGGGCGCAGTTCACGCGTCAGAGCGGGACGGAAAGCCTGCGGCAAGGGGCAGACCTGGGTACCATCAAGGTCCGCTTCCTTATCCGCACATCCCCGGTGAAAATCAGCCGACTGTACCACGTCAAGTACAACGGCGAATACTACGCCATCACCTACGTCAATCACTACGGCGACCGCGGCGGGTTCACGGAGATCCTCGCGGAGCTACGTGAGCTTGGAGGTGCGGAATGAGCCTTAACGAGATACTTGTGGCGGCAGTCGAGCCGATCGTGCCGACTGTCCGCCCCGACAGGTACCAGCCGGCACCCGGCGAAGAGCCGGACGAATACTGCACCTACAACCGCACGGAGTCCCCCCGGCTGCACGCCGGCGGTGCGCCCCGGCGTATGGTCTACCTCTACCAGCTGCACTATTACCTGCCGCTCGGGGCCAACCCCGAGGCGACGCTGAAGGCCATAAGCAAAGCCGTATTCTCCGCAGGGTTCACGTACCCCGATACGGTCCCCGCGAGCGATGCGGACGGGCAGCACTGGGTGTTTGAGTTCGAGGGCAAGGAGGCGCTGGGGGATGGCTAAGTTCTCCTCCGACGTCGGCCATCTCATGCTGGGCATGCAGCAGATCGCAGAGATCCCGGAGGACGTGATCGACGAAATGCTTCAGGCCGGCAGCAAGGTCGGCGTTGAAGCGATGCGCCGGTCACTGCGCCGGATGGGGCTCGTCAAGACCGGGCAGCTTGCGGACAGCCTTGTCGCCGTGCGCAAGGTCGGCAAGGACGGGCGCATCTACTATCGGGCATACCCGAAAGGACGGCGAAAGGCCGAAAACCGTGCGCTTACGGTCACCAACGTCCGCCGCGTCAATCCGCTGCGCAGCCATGCCAAGCCTCCGACCAATAACGAGGTTGGTTTCGTCCTTGAATTCGGCGCGCCGAAGCGCGGCATTGGGGCCCGGCAATGGATGCGCACAGCAAATGAAGAAAGCGCGGACGACGTAGTCGCCGCGGAATTCAAAGTTTATGATGAATGGCTCAAATCCAAGGGATTCTGAGCCGGAAAGGAAAAAAATATGAGCGATGCTCTCAGCAGCAAAAATCTCGTTGTATTCGGTCTGCGTGACATCCTCTTCGGCGAGTACAACTACAACGCCGAGACCGGGTTGATCACCTACAAAAACCAGAAGATCCTCGGCCGCGGTATTCAGGCCGGGTTTGACCTCAGGTTTGCCGAAGGGCGTCTCTACTCCTCCGGTGCGCTGAGCCGCTACAGGAAAAAGTGTACCGGCGGCTCGATCTCGCTGGCCGTCGAGGCTCTGACGCTGGCTGTTCAGGCCAGCATGTTCCAGGCCGAGACCTCAGAAGTCGACATCGGCACTCCGCAGAGCCCGAAGAAAATAACCGGCATCGGCTACAGTGAAAACACCCGCGGCCGCTACCTCGGCATCAGTACCTATATGCCGGCTGACGACTCCAGCGATTCGGACGCATACGTCTGTATATTCGCCCGTAAATCGCTGTTCGGCCCGCCGAGTATGCAGTACCGCACCGAAGAAGACAACATCCAGTGGGCCACCCCGACTACTACCGGCGAGTTTATTGCGCCGGATCACCTCACTGGGACGAAGGCTCCTTTGATGGTGGAAATCGCCGAGGCGTATTCCGATGCTGACGCTCTCGCGTGGTGCAAGAAGCAGCTCCAGATGACGGCGTGAGGTGAGTTATGGATATCCGAAACCGAGTAATGTACAAGAAAATCGGCGATGTGGAGTACGACCTTGTCGCCGATTATAACACCATCGCCGACATTCAGGCGGCTTTCGGTGATCTCAACATTCTGTTCAATGGCTCCGCATATCTTCGCGTCGCGGCGGTCGCACTCACCTCTATGCTCAACGGGTGCGCGCATCGCCATCGCTGGTCGAAGCACTTCGACGTCCTTGACGTGTCACAGTATATGCCGCCGATCACTGACACCTCTGCCGTGGTTGACGAAGCAATGGACATCGTCATGTTCGTGCGCATGGCGCTCGTCGACCCCGACAAGATCAAGACCGAGGCCGAAGCTGAGCCCGAAGGGAGCGCCGAAAAAAACTGAGCTCCGGCGCATTGCCGGAGTTCAAAATTGATTTTGCGCAGGCGCTCACCGTCTGGCTGACGCGGTTCAACGGCACGGAAGAAAGCTTCTGGTATGGGCTCTGCCCGCGCCGCCTAAACGCGCTGTGTGAGGCATTGCTCCCGCCGGAGAGCCCCCAGCCGCTCCAGCGCCGTGATAAACCGTCTGCGCGCGAGTTCTTCCTTGGAGGTGATTAAATGCCGACACGCCAAGTAAATACTGATTTCAAAGTCACCGGCGAGGAGAAGCTCAAGCGGGCGATTGCAGAGATCAACAACGGTACCAAGGTGCTTAACTCCGAAATGCGAAAGCTCACCGCCGAATACGACGGCAATAATGACAGCATCGAGTTTCTGACCCAGAAATACGACATTCTCGAGCGTCAGATGCTATCACAGAAGGATAAGGTCGAGGCGCTCAAGAAAGCCGTCGCCGACTCCGCCGAGGCTTATGGCGAAGCTGACTCCCGGACGCAGAACTGGATAATTCAGCTCAACAACGCCGAGGCCGCGCTCGCTAATACATACGGCGAGATGGGACGGACGCAGACGGCCATTGAAAACATGGACAAGTCGCTTGATGAGGTCTCCGGTTCGACCGGCTCGGCCGCCGAGGGCGTGACTTCTCTTGGCGATGTTCTCGATACTGTCGCTGATAAGCTCGGTGTTAAGCTGCCGGACGGAATCTCTAAGTTTACGGGAGGCCTCGGCAAAATCCCGGCTTCCACCGCCGCGGCCGCAGCCGGTATAGCCGCCGTCGTCGCAGCGGGGATAAAGCTTGAGCGCAAGCTGATGGACGTCACCAAGGAGTCCGCAGCAGCCGCTAAGGAGCTCGAAGCTCTCTCCTTGCAGTCGGGCGTAAGCGCGCAGGATCTTCAGGCTTTTCAGTACGCCGAGGACTTCCTCGACGTCAGCACGGACACCCTCACGGATTCGCTCAAGGATCTGACCACGAAGATGTCCGACGCCAAGGACGGCAATGAGGAAGTCATCACAATGTTTGACCAGCTCGGCGTATCGGTCACGGACGCCGGGGGCAATCTCCGCGATTCTTATGACGTATTCCTCGACGTCATAGACGGGCTCGGCGAGATGAGCAACCAGGCAGAGCGCGACGCGCTGGCCATGGGGCTTATAAACGAGAGCGCGCAGAAGCTGAATCCGCTGATCGAACAGGGTTCCGCTTCGCTGAAAAAGTACGCGGACGAGGCCGAAAATGTCGGCTACATTCTCAGCAATGACCAGCTGAAGGCGCTGACCGCCGTCGACGAAGCACAGAACCGGCTGCTAAAGTCTCAGGAGGCCGTCAGCAAGCAGATCAGCGCAGAGTACGCGCCGTATATGTCCGACGCGCTTAATCAGACGCGCGAGCTTATAGAGAAGGTCGGCACAGCGCTTATCGACTCCGGCGCGGTCGAGGCGTTCGGTTCGATACTGGACAGCGCTGTCTCCCTGCTTGAGCCGCTGGGCGATCTCACCGCTGATATCCTCCCCCCGTTGGGGACTTTGCTGCAAGGCATTGCCGGGACGCTGGCATGGGCAGCAGATACAATCAATCTGATCGTCGGCCTGCTGACGCTCAACGGAGACCGGATCAGCACCGCGCTCGGGCTCAACCCGAACAAGGCGTCGAACATTCAGAAGGCGCTCTACGGCGCGGACTACAAAACAGAGAGCTACTACGACTCGACCGGCAACTACTACGACCCAACGACCGGCCAGTGGACAGGCAACTACTTCCACAACGCCGGGGGGAATGACAACTTCCCCGGAGGGCGCACGAGGGTCGGTGAGAACGGTCCGGAGACCGTCTACCTGCCGCAGGGTACGGTCATCGCCAACGCGCAGGAGACGCGCGCTGACGGCGGCTACGACGCGCCTGTCAACGTCTACATTGAGGCGCGGACGATTCAGGAGTTTAACGACATTATTGAGATAGTGCGCGACGCCCAGCGCGTCCGCCGGATGAAGGGAGCGCCGAGATGAGCACGACACTGACACTGACCGCGAACAAGTCGGCGGCGGTGGCTAAAGTCTGGGGTGACACCAATGTGCATACCGGTGACATCTTTGACTTCCCGTGGTACTCGGATGATAGTACCTACCCGGACGCCAACTATTATATCTATCTCGGCTTCAACGCCCCATCGGAAGCTTACAAATACCGCCCCATTCTCTCGGCGATCTTCAAGTGCGGAGCCGGGAAGAGCCTTTCGTATTGTCAAACTTTCCTGAAAGGTTTGCAGCAAAGCTTCAACGAAGACAGCGTCAATTACTCAAATCAACCTGCCATAGATTCAACACTTCAGGGCTCCTTTCATGTCGGCTCATACACGACCATAGAGTGGAACCAGACTGATTTGAAACCGGATGGAGCCGCTCTTGCCGCAGTATACGGGCTCCGTTTGGACTGCCGAGTATCCCGAATGAGCGGAGCTTCCTCAGCAATTGCTCGCTTTGCAAGTTCGAGACATGCCGAGAAAGCCCCCGTTATCATTGCAACCCTCGGCGACTCGGACGTCACCGCTGTAGTATCTCCGGTTTCCCCCGCCGCAGGCAGCTTTGTTAACAGGGCCGAAAAGGTCTCGTTTATGGCCAGCGTTGGGAATAGTGCCATATCGTTCGCGGCGCTTTCCGCCCAAAGTGCCACTCTTGAATATCGCACCGCAGGCGCGACCGCTGTCACCAGCAAAACTGCCGTTGTTTCTTCTTCCGGCATAAGTTATACCGCCCCGGCCAACCTGTTCGCGTCCGGCAACTATGAATATCGGTTCAAAATAGTCGACAATTTAGGCCGCGCTGCATATTCGGCGTGGACGGCATTTACAACCGCTGACACCATTCCTGTCGCGACGCCGCTCAGCCCCGACAGCTCCCTCGAAGACGGCACACAGGCAATCACATTCCGCTGGGTGCACAGCAACGAGAGCGGCAGCGCTCAGACCAAGGCAGAGCTACAGAAGAGCGCTGACGGCAGTGCATGGACAACACTCGGCACTGTGACGGGCGCAGCCAATGAGTACGCCGCCCCGGCCGGTACATTCACCTCCGGGACATGGTACTGGAGAGTACGCACCTACAACCTCGACGGCGCTGCCGGAGAGTGGAGCACCGCGCTGTCGTTCGTAGTCGTCGCAGGCCCGACCAAGCCCGTGATCGTAGTCAAGGACGCTTCCCCGCGGCCTCTCATAAACTGGCAGACCAGTGAACAGAGCGCCTACCAGCTACAGCTTGACGACATCATAGATGTCACCGAGTACGGCAGTGAGAAGACGTGGCGCTGCCCGGTCTACCTCGACGACGGGGCGCATACATTCCGCGTCCGCAGCCAGAACAGCTATGGACTGTGGAGCGAATGGGGCAGCGCGACCTTTACCGTTAGCCACACCGCGAGCGGAAGCGTCGTTCTCACGGTCGACGCGGATCACCGCGCAGAGCTGTCTTGGAGCTACGCCGGGAGCTGGACCGAGTTCGTGGTCTACCGCGACGGCGTCGCGATAGCTAAGACAACGGACTACAGCTATACGGACGACTACTCCGTCGGCACTGTGAGGTATCAGGTGCGCGTCTGCGCATCGGACGGGACGTATAACTATTCGCTCTCGAATGAGGTCATAGTATCCGTCATGCCGGAAACCGTCATGCTGTCCGCTCTGGGCTCCGGAAACTGGCTGTTTTTAAGGCTCTCCGCGGCACAGCACAGGACGAACACCATTAAGGCCTCGCGCGCGTTCAGCCTGACGCATCTGTCCGGGCGGAAATTCCCGGAGGCGGAGCTGACAGAGTTCTGCGACCGGTCGATATCCGTCAGCTACGCGACGGACGACGTGGCCGAAAAGACCGCGCTGGAGGCTCTGATGGGCTCCCCCGTCTGTCTCAAGACGCCGGGCGGCAAGATGGTCATAGGCATCCTCGACACGCTCAGCGAGACGGAGAGCATGTTCTACAGCTCCTACAGCTTCGCCGTGAGCCAGATGCACTATCCGGAGGAGGTCGATCTTGATGCGTGAGACGCGATACAAGCTCAACGCCCTGCGCAATGGGGCGTTTCTTGCGGAGCTGCTCTTCTCCCCGGACGACGCGTCGAACATCAAGTTTGCCGCGGACGGTGAAATAAAGGGCAGCTTCTCCGGAGCTATTATCCCCGATGAGCGGTTCGATCTGCTGCGCGACGAGCTCCAGCCGATGATCTTCACCGGCACCGGCTGGAAGAGCTTGGGCATCTTCCGTCCGACAACTCCGACGCTGCAAGGCAGCACGACCGGAGAACGGCAGCAGATCACCGCCTACGACCGCGGCTGGATACTGAAGAATGACCGAATTGAAAGCCGCCTGTTCATCGCGGCCGGGACGAACTATATAACCGCAGCTGAGCAGCAGCTTGCTGCGGCAAACATAGCCCGGACGCGCATCATCCCCAACGCCTCCACGCTTCCGGCTGACCGTGAGTTTGAGCCGGGTACAACAAGGCTCGACATTATCAACACTCTGATGGGCGAGATCGTATACCGCGAGGTCTGGTTTGACGGAGACGGGCTGGCGCATCTTGAGCCTTATGCAGCGCCCGCCGTCGAGCGGATCAAGCACCGGTACAGTTCACGAAACATTCTGCGAGAACCTATGGCCCCGGATTACAGCGCCGGGACGGACATCTTCTCCGCGCCTAACGTGTTCATCTGCACCTGCGCCAACGCCGACCGGAGCGCGACTCTGACAGCGACCGCAGTCAATGACTCCCCGGTGTCTTCCAAAAGCACCATCCGGCGCGGGATGCGCATCTGCCAGCAGGTCAAGGTCAACGAGATCGCCGACCAGGCAGCGCTTGACGCTTACGCGAAGAGGCTCGTTACAGAGTCTCAGCTGAGCACACAGACGGTCGAGTTTTCCACACTGGCCGAGGCTGGACACGGCGTCGGGGACATTATCGCGATAGATCACCCGACCATTGGGGGAATTTATGAGGAGACCGGCTGGAGCCTCACGCTCCGCGCCGGTGAGCTCATGAAGCACACTGCGAAAAGGACGGTGCTGTAATGGATGAGTTCTTCAACCTGCCAGCCGCCGAGGCGGAGCGTCCGCAGTTCCTGATCGCCATTGTCGGCGCTGTCGCGACCGACGGCGTGACGCTGATCTTCGCGGGTGAATCCGCACCGTCGACAAAAAAGTACAAAGGCAACGCCGCTCTTACCCTGAAGGCCGGGGATCGCGTGAAGCTGTCCTACGACAGCGGCACGTACCTGATCGACTACGTGATCGGCGTGCCGAAGTCCGGATAAGGAGGTACACTATGCTGACTATCCTTCAGGGGGACGCGCTGAGCGTCCCAATATCCATCAAACTCAACGGCATAGAAGTGACCGACGCCGATATACAGGCGGTCAAGGTCACGATGGGCGGCATTGAAAAGCGCTATCCCGGCGAGATCACATACTCCTCCGGCCGTTTTCTCTTCCCACTGACGCAGGAGGAGACGCTGGGCATGACGCCGGGCGTCAACGAGGCGATAATCCGCCCGAAGTTCTCCGCCGAAAGCCTCCGCGGGGCGAGGATAAAGACCGCCTTCAGCGTGATCGCCTCTCCCGACAAGGAGGTGCTGTAATGGGCTGCTGCGGGCTGACCGTCGAGCTGACAGACGAGGCCCTGACCGTTGAGCTCGGCCCCGCCATCGTCGGCAGCGGCGGGGGCATCTATGATTATTATGACGGCGCGTATGAAGTCGAGCCGCTCCGGACGGCACAGGTGCTTGAGACCGAGGGGCTCGTCATGCGCAAGGACGTGAACGTCCGGGGCGTCACCTTTCAGCAGACCACCAACGCCGCCGGAGGAAAGACCTGCAACATAGGAGGTGCAGATAACTAATGGGAAACAGTAAAATCATTTTTTACGGCGAGACCCTGATGGATCTCACCGGCGACACCGTCACCAAGGAGAAGCTCCTCAAGGGCATCACCGCGCACGACAAGGCCGGTGACCCCATCACCGGTACGTGTGAGTTTGACAGCGACACGAGCGACGCCACCGCGAACGTGGACGACCTCCTCGCCGGGGAGACCGCATACGCGCGCGGCGCGAAGCTTACCGGCACCATGCCGAACCGCGGCGCAGCGGCCGGGGAGATCGCCTCCAAGGATGAAGAGTACACCATTGAGCTCGGCTACCACGACGGCAGCGGCAAGGTCGGCATAGCCGCCGCGGAAAAGCTGAAGCTCATTGCCGGGAATATTAAGAAAGACGTGACAATCCTCGGTGTCAAGGGTACCTATGGCGGCGAGAGCGTCAACGCACAGAGCAAGAACGCGACCCCGGCCAAGACGGCACAGACGATTCTCCCTGACGAGGGCTACGACTACCTCTCTGAGGTCGTTATTGCCGCCGTGCCGTACACCAGCGCTGCGAATGCTGCCGGAGGAATGACCGTCACGATCGGAGCCTGAGCATGGGCAACAGTAAGATTGTCTACTATGGAGAGACGCTGATCGACCTCACCGGCGACACCGTCGAGCCTGCGAAGCTCCTAAAGGGCGTCACCGCGCACGACAAATCCGGGACGCTGATTACTGGCACGTTTAAGGCGGCCGACCCCTACGCGATTATCAGCGTGACGTATCCGGAAGGAAGCGTCTGCACCTGTTCAAATGGCAGCGTGGCACTGACGGCGAAGGATACGAGCGGCAAGGCACTGTTTGTTATTCCGTCCGCCGGGACGTGGACAGTCAAGGCGGTCAGCGGCAGCAAGAGCGCGAGCAAAACGGTATCAATCACCGCCGAGGGGCAGGTCGAGACTGTAACGCTGATGTTTAAGCTGTATTTGTTTACGAGCGGGGAAGGCGTAGTTGATGACTGGACACCTTTATATGGTGGGTATACGAACGCGGCTGTCACAAGTGAAAAAATGACATTAAATGGTGGTGAGGCTTTCTATTATTCCTCTGCCGCAGCCGTTACTTCTAATAACGCAATTGATTTAAGTGGATATAGTAAGCTTGTCGTTGACGTGCAAACGAATAAAGCCGCAACCGATAACGTATACGCTTGGGTCGGTGTCTCGGCAACGAAGTTCACAAGGGGCTCGGAGACTAACACCATCAGTATCAGCAATAGCGCGGCTTATACCAAAATCAGCACAACAACTCGGTACGAGATCGAAGTTGATATAGCGAATATAAATACAGGCTATGTTTTTGTGGCATCCGACGGTACAAACATTAATACAACTGCATATAATATTTGGCTTGAATAAGGAGGACGTAGCATGACGATCTACATAGACAGCGATTATAAGTGTTACGTCTCCGCATCTGACGGACGCAGAGCAATCGAGACCAACGACTTCAACGGCAAATGCCCGGAATGGATAGAAAGTTACCGCTTCGTCCCCGAGGGCGAGACGTGGACGCGCGAGGACGGAGAGGTGTTCACGAACATGGCAGCACCGTGGAAAGACCTGAGTGAAGCATACGTGGCGCAGACGGCGTATGTGACAGCGCAGAATACACAGTATGAAGCGGCACTGACCGAGATTGAAGCCGCACTGGAGGTAACATCATGACCATTGAAGAAAGAAAACAGGCTATTCTTGCCAAAATTGCCGAGATGAAGCAGGGCGGCAGCGATGAAGAAAAGCAGGACATGCGCGCCGCACTTGATTTGTTGGGCGTGACGAATGAGGGGGAAACGGCATGAGCTATCTTTCAAGCGCACAGAAGCTCCGCGCGGCGATGGACACCGCGGGGAATGCCCTCTCGGACGCGCAGGCGCGCACCTGCAAGCTTATTTATCAGCAGTGGTCTAATCTCATAGGCACGACCGCAACGCCGGGACAGCGCTTCCTGCACGGCAATACGCTATACAGAGTTCGCACCGACGCGTCGGAGCACCCATTCAGCGCCGAATGGGTACCGGGTGTGACGACCGCCTCGCTGTACGAAGCTATCGACGATGAGCACACCGGCACTCTGGACGATCCTATCCCGTTCACGCAGCCGATGCAAATTTTCAACGGCAAGTATTACAGTCAGAACGGCAAGGTCTATCTCTGCACACGCGACAGCGGTAAGCCGCTCGCGTTCAACCTCGCCGATCTGGTGGGACTCTATGTAACGGAGGTAACTGAGTAATGGACGATGAGAAGACCGACAGCGGCTTGCTGACGGAAGACGCACGCGAGAGCGTAGACCCGACGGGGTGGCTGCTCTTAAGATTTACGACAGTGACATGAGGAGGAAAACAATGTCAAACGAAAAATTCATTGAAAAAGCGAAAGCGTATGTTGCCGACTATGCGGCCAAGCACTGCGACAAAACAGATAAGATTCCAGACTTCGAGGTATACGTAGTGTGGAACGCGTTTATCCTCGGAAACATCAAGGCGCTCCTCTCTACTACCCTCTTTGACGGTATGTACTATGAGGTAACATACAACGCAGTGAGGGATGAGATTTACTTCGACGCGTACAAAAAGTTTGAGAACCGCTGCATTCCTGTGGAGTAACTGCCATGGGAATCATCGACAATGCCGTGACTCGCGCGCTGGAGATAGCGGCGGACGACAGTCACGGTTACGATCAGGCCAACCGCTGGGGGCCTGACTACGATTGCAGCAGCCTTGTGATAGACTGCTTCAAGAGAGCGGGGCTGCCCCTCAGCTGCACCTATACCGGCAACATGCGCGGAGACATGCTGCGCTGCGGCTTTGAGGACGTGACCGGCAGCGTCGACCTTGCGACAGGCGCGGGGCTTGAGCGCGGCGACGTGCTCTTGAACCACGTCCACCACACTGCACTGTATATAGGCGGCGGCCAGCTAGTGCAGGCCAGCATCAACGAGTACGGCACTACGACCGGCGGACAGACCGGCGACCAGACCGGGCGCGAGATATACACGCGCGGGTACTACAATTACCCGTGGGACTGCGTACTGCGGTATACCGGGGCAGAGAGCGCGGACAATTCGGGGAGCACGCCGGCCGCCGCGTACTGGCCGCCCCGGCTGCTCCAGTACACGCCGGGGCTCCGGCTCATGGTCGGCCCGGACGTGCGTGCGGTGCAGGCGCTGCTCCTCTGCCGCGGGTATAACCTGGACGTCGACGGAGAGTACGGTCCTGCGACTGCTGCGGCGGTCGGGCGCTTCCAAACGGCCTCCAGGCTTGACACGGACAGCGAGTGCGGCCCCAGAACATGGGCGGCGCTGCTGGCACTTCCGGGAGGTGATGCGGCATGAGATAGAACCGCCCGGAAGCCAAACATAATACGGAGGACATTAAAAATGTCAGAAGCAATAGCGTGCGCCATAATCGCCGGGATCGTTTCAGTCCTCGGCACCTGGCTCGCGAATCGCAGGAGTCAGGCCGTCTTTCAGGCGGTCATTGAAACAAAATTCGAGGAACTCAGCAAGCATGTCGAGAAGCATAATCAGGTCATCGACAGAACCTATGCGCTGGAGACTCAGGCTGCCCTCATGGACGAGCAGATCCGGGTCGCCAACCACCGCATAGCTGATCTGGAAGCTTTTCACAACCCGTAAATGTGCCCGAATCGGGCACAAATCGAAAGGAGTCAACGCATGGAAATAGTAGGCATAGCGAGCGTGGCGGCGATCACCGTCATCGCATATCTTATCGGCGAGGTAGTCAAGGCAACCGGCCTTGATAACAAGTGGATCCCCGTCATCTGCGGGGTCTGCGGCGGCGCGCTGGGAGTCGTGGGCATGATGATCATGCCGGAGTTCCCGGCGACGGACTACATAACCGCCGTCGCCGTCGGCATCGTGTCCGGCCTCGCAGCTACCGGCGCTAATCAGATCGTCAAACAACTGGGTAAGTCCGAATAAATATTAACAGGGTCTGACGCAAGCCGCGTCAGGCCGCACAGGGGGAGCGTTGCCGCGCTCCGGGCTTGCCGACCGGTATGATATGACGATATCGGCAGAGCTGCGCGAGCAGCTTACCACGCCCGGCAGGAGGGCGTCCTTGCAGTTTCCGCGAGAGCTGCGCGAGCAGCTGGAACGGGACTGCGGGTTTACCGACGAAGAGGTCGAGATCCTCCGGCTCCGCGGCCGGGGATGGAGCTACAAGCAGATAGCAGACGAGTGTCACGTCTGTGAAGAGACCGTCCGGAACCGCATCCGGAGGATCAAAAACAAAATAGCCACATTGATATGACAAGGGCAGCGCCGACCGCGCTGCCCTTGTTTTGCCGCTTCCCTGCCGTTTACGTGCCGGTCTGGGAGGCGGTTTTAGATTAGAATATAAGCAGGAAGCCCGGAGCGCTACGGGCTGAAAAAAACATGACAGGAGGAAAACGCATGGAATATGCAAGCAAGGCCACAGCTGACGCCGGCCTGACCACCGGCATCATCGGCACCGCGCTCGGTGCTCTGAACTCCGGCATCTTCAATGGCGGACTCGGCAATCTCTTCGGCGGCAACGCCTCCGCGGCTGATCTCTCCGGCATGGCAGCCGGCGCTGCTCTCGCCGCTGCTTTCGGCGGAGGTCGCACTGTTCCCAGCGAGGACAAGCCCGTCAGCCGCTACGAGCTCGGTCTCGTCCAGGAGAACGCCATCCTTAAGGCGCAGGCTGATGTCGACAAGAAGCTCGTTGATGTCTATAACAACATCAACGGCCAGGTCGGAGCGCTGAAGGATCGCTTCAGCGACTTTGAGAAGCAGCAGCTCGTTTACAACGGTGTCAACAACGCCGCTGTCAGCGTGCTTCAGTCTCAGGTCGCGGCTCTCATGGGTCTGACTAAGACCGTCATTCCTAACGGGAACGTCTGCCCCGGCTGGGGTGACGTCAAGGTTCAGATCGTGACGCCCGCCGCCGGTGCGACCACCTAAGCCATAGCAAACCGGGGGAGGCGTATGCCTCCCCTGCTGTAATGAAAGGATTTGAAACATGGTCAGTATAGACAAAGTGCAGACCGGAATCTCTCGGTACCTCGACAATGAGGTCGTACCGAAAATGTCCGGAGCTAATAGGTGGCTCTTCTCTGCCGCTGCGGCTGCCTATGTGGCAGAAGCCCCGAAGCTTGTGAAAAAGCTGAACGAGAACAAAGCACTCGCGGCGCTGAACCTCGTGGATGAGGCAGGCAACGTGGATGTTGAAAAGATATATCAGTATATTAAACCTGCTGCCGAGAAAGGACCGGCACCGATCACGCTGCCGATCATCGGGACGCTGACGTTTACGGCAGCAGATGTGGACAGCTTATATGCCCACATTATGCAGGCTTAAGAAAGGAAAGCAAGATGAACAAAGAACATATATCCGATTATAAAGCCCGGCTTGAAAAAGAGCTGGCCGAATTCATGAAGCTGCCCGTCACCGAGGGCTCCGCCGAGGCAGTCAAGAGCATGATCGAATGCCTGGACGCTGTCGAGCATCTGAAGCACTGCGCCGGGATTGAGGACGACGCCCACACCAGCGAGCGCCTGACCGACATTGAGCTGCGCGCATGGCTCCAGCACATGGACAATGCCGACGGCTCGACCGGCCAGCACTGGACGGAGGATCAGACCTCCAGCATCGCCGCAGCGATCGGTGTGACGTTCGACCATGTAACGGCCGAGGAGTTCTGCGCTGCGATGAACATGATGTATTCGGATTACTTCCCCGTTGGCGTCAAATACGGCGTCGACCGGCCGGAGTTTTACGCGGATCTCGCCAAGGCGTTCCTGTTCGATAAGGACGGCCCGGCTCCCTCGGAGAAGCTCGCCGAGTACTATCACAAGGTCGTGAAATAGGGCGGTTCATGCCCCCCATTATGCCCCCCAAAGGGCTTTTACGCCCCCCATTATGCCCCCCAAAATCTGGGCAAATTTGGGGCGTTTTGAGACCGTTTGACTAAAAGGAAAAACCCCGGAATCATTGAGATTCCGGGGTTTTTCCTTGGAGCTGCTACCCAGATTCGAACTGGGGACCTCATCCTTACCAAGGATGCGCTCTACCTGCTGAGCTATAGCAGCAAATTATATGCCCCTTTGGAAGGGGCATATAGCGTGGCGACCGAGAAGGGACTTGAACCCTCGACCTCCGGCGTGACAGGCCGGCGTTCTAACCGACTGAACTACTCGGCCACGGCTCGGTTATAATACCAAACAACGGCGTTTTTGTCAATAGTTTTCGTCAAAAATTTTTTCTTTTTTTGCGGCACAGGGAACAAGTCTTTTAACGCCCCGTGCCAAGGGCTCTCAGCCGCTGTCAAAACGGCTGAGTGCTCTTGAACTTTACTGCCCGTATTCTATTTGACATCAAGCTCGATTGGCTCATCTATCGTATCGGAAACGTACTTGCCGTTCTTCTTCCGCTGCTTGACGCACTCGGTCAGCAGATATTCTATCTGCCCGTTTATCGAACGGAAGTCATCCTCCGCCCATGCGGCGATCGCGTCATACAGCTTTGGCGACAGGCGCAGCGGCACCTGCTTCTTTGCGTTCTCCGCCAT